GCTAAGAAGAAGGCTAAATCATCTATGTTTGCTGGCATGGAAGATGACGAACTCCCGGAAGATGACATCCCAGAAGAAACAGCCGCAGACGACGCGGATGTGGATGTGGATGACGAGGAAGTAATGAAGGTCGATTCAGTTGTTGCCCGCCTTAAGGCGGCCTTGGACGGTGAAGACGACGACGGTGAAGACGACGACGAAGAAGAAGAAGCAACGGCTACGGCAACAGCCCGTACAAAAGCACGCTCGGCTATACTCGCTCGCCGTAAGCAGAAGTCCTCCTCGGAAATTGACGTTGATCCTAAGGAACTCGAACCCAATGAAGTGGGCGAAGAGCTTAAGATTGAGCCGGAGACCCAGGTTCACGCGCGTAACTTCGCAAGAACATTGAGGAATCTCGCAGCGCGGCAGAAAAGCTAGTAACTACCCCTACCGACAGTAGGTACGAGCCCGGGTGGAGACCCCTTATTAGGGGGTAGCCTCCGGGCTTTTTTAAAGATCAAGTTTCAAGAAGGTAGCATGAGCGTTTCAAACCAGACCAATAGGTCCTCAGCCGCATTAGCCGGGGTAAACCTTACCCTGGAACCTGTTGAAGCCATTTGTTTTTCAGGTTTGGCAAAACGATTCACGGAAGTGTTTGAGGCAAAGACCGCTTGGTCCACAAGCACTGATAAGACTAAGCTCTTACAAAAGCTTTTTGGAACCGAGGCTTCTGAGGCTTCCGAGCTTAATATTACATACCCGTATATCTTCCTTACGTTAGGTAACGTTTCTGTCTCAGAAACTAGAGGGAACCTAAAGTACTTGAACCTTTATGGGCAACAAACCGTGGTTGTCTCGGACGATCAAAAAAGATCTTTTAGGGTTAAGCTTATACCAACCGACTTCCAAGTGGCCATTGAATTCGTCACAAACTCCCAAAGGGAAGTCCGAAAGTTTGTTAACAGTTGGCTTTTTGCCCGACAGAGTGGTTGGCTTAATTTTAATGTACAGTACGGACATGGGTTAGATTTTTCCATTAGGAGCGAGCTAGAATCTTCGGTTCAGATACCGGTACGCGAAGCCGACCTGGCTAACGTCCAAGAGTATCTTCTAACCGCCACCCTTACTCTCCAGGCTTTCTCCTCGTACCCTGTGCTACAAGAACAGCAGATAGCAGATACCATAGTCCAGAATTCCGTGCTTTCGGCAGTTGAAACTAAAGGTGGAGTAAATGCACTAACGGGCGCGGATGTGTCCACTTGGGCTTTTTAATCTAGGAAGAAAATGGCAAATAGAGCTTTAGTTGTTAACGTCGGTGTTAGTCACGCAGAGACTAACGTTCGGAAGATCATAGCCACATCTTCTTTATCGTTCCTAAGTCTTGCAGGTCGGCTACAAAGAGAAAACGACACGCTAATCTATGGGGCTTCGAAGGTATACAACCCAACAGACTCGCAATCTGCGATAACAATTTTACGTTGTACCAAACCCGTTACTGTGGCAATAAAGCTTTTACCTTTAGTCGGTACGCGTGTGGCAGCAGTGACGGTGACACAGGTTGTTAACTCCTTTCTATTAATTGACGATTTGGTTGGCTCTGTCACCGTAACAAACAACCTAGGGGTTGCCTTGGATGCAACAAGTGCTGACATTCTATTTATTCAAAGTTAATATGAAAGACTAATTCAATATGGCAACCGAACAGCCAGAACTTTGTCGTACCTACGCAAAGTCCTATTAGGATAGTAAACAGTGGCGGCACAACGCAATCTGCTATTATTAGGAATCCTGTTACGGGGAAAACTGACGAGATATTCGTGCAGCCTGGGGGAAAGCCTCGCATACCCTTGGGATGGAAACTCGACCCAGTGTATGCTGCTAGGCATCCTCAAGTTTACGAAATTAAAGAATCGTAAGACTTAAAAAGTTAACCGTAGTAATTGTAAAAGTTAAAATCAGATCGGAACTAAGGAATGTCAATACTTGCCAAACAGGCGTCAGATGTCTACATCTCAGAGGTCAACTTCTCTCAGACGATTGCTCAGGCTTCGAACGCCATAGCCACGCAGATCATGGTGTCCGCGAAGGGACCTCTGGGGCCTGTATTCTGGTCTAATCCTACAAGCTATCTTGAGGCTTACGGAAACCCCGATGCCTCGATATCCTTCGATCAGCAATGCGGCCTAGACTATTTCAAAGACGGCAACGGCATGTGGGTTAACCGTGTTGTCGAGAATGATGCAAGGTTTGCAGCCGCCGTTGTTCTGTCGGACACTTCTGGAGCTACCATAATTCGAAGCATAACTGGTGGCTTAAGTCAAGTTGAGATAGACGCGCCGAACTGGCTAACCTACGTTTCCTCTGTACCTTATGTACGCCCAGGGAGGCCCCGGTTCGTATGCCAACACGCAGGCTTTGACCATTCAAGCCAACAACCTAGCCATCCCATCAGGGGTTACCGCAGTGGGGGCCATTACCGGCGGTTCCATTGCTGCCGGTACTTACACCTACGCAGTGGCTGCCGTGTCCGCTAGTGGCGCTGAGACTCTTGTATCTGCCGTGGCAACTGTTGTATTAGCAGCAGGTCCCTCCACTAATAGTGTTACTCTTACGTGGACACCCTCGCTAGGCGCAGTAGCATATAAGATATACGGTAGATCTGCCCTGGTTGCAAGCATGGGAGTTCTTGCAACGGTAGGCGTTGCCTCTACAACTTGGCTAGACGACGGTTTGTCGGTTCCCGGTGCTGTACCGCCCCTTACCAACCCTGCTCAGGTTACGCTGTCTTACGGGTTCACCCTAAGAGTGTTCGATCAGCTTATTTCGACGTCTACTCCGTTGGAAACCTTTGATTGTACGCTTAAGGACGGCGTGGATTTTACAGGTAGCCCCACGGAGACAACCCAAAGGGTCAATCCTTACTCCAAGTATATTCACGTAATATCTAACGTACCTACGCTATTGTCCCTGCCAGTACTAACCTCGTATACTACGCAGGTTAAAATGTTGGGAGGCACCAGCGGAACCGCCCCCACCTCCTCCACGATAGTGGCGGGATGGAACGTGTTCCGTAACAAATCTAAGTACACTATAGACACGCTAATGAACGCAGGCCGGGCAACGCCTACGATTCAGAAAGCAATGGACGCGGTGGCACAGGCTAGGGGCGACTGTGTTGCCTTTCTGGACACCCCAAGTGCCAAGCAGACCTCTAGTGCAGCTATTGACTACAGAAATGTGGACCTTAACCTTAACAGTTCGTATAGCGCCTTGTTCTGTCCTGACCTATTAGAAGTTGACCCAATAAGTGGCAAATTCCTTTTCATCCCGCCATCGGGAATGATGTGTGGACTATTTGCTAGGACAACAAACGTTAGACAACCTTGGTTCAGCATAGCTGGTTTGAATAGAGGTTTGCTTGACATCTTGGATGTGCGGTACACATACGATGAAGGCGAGTCAACGCAGCTATTTATTGCCCAGGTAAATTACATGCGTAAGTTCCAGGGAGCAGGCATAGCCTTGTGGGAACAATCAACTTTAGCGTCCCAATCTTCTGCGTTGCAATTCCTTAATGTCCGGACGCTATGCAACATTATTAAGAGAAGCGCCTATGGATTCCTTATCTATGGCTTGCAGGATCCCAACGATGACATATTACGGATGTCCCTTGTGTCTGGCTTAAACGAGTACCTGAAACTCGTTCAGGCCGGCCGAGGACTGCTGTCCTTCGAAGTGTATTCAAACAAAAACAATAACCCAGATATTCTGGCTAATAGTGGAATTTTGGCTATAACTATCATAATCGTGCCAACTTTGGCGGTTCAGAAGATTCAATTGGTTCTTGGAATATCTAAACAAGGTCTGCAGATTAGCGAACAAACCATCGCAAGTCTTAGCGCTTAACTAATCAAGTTAACATTAGCAAGGTAACACATAAATGACTGCACGCGTATCACTTCAAAACATGCAAAATGTCACAGATCCCCAGACGACATTCGACTGGGCCCTGTGGCTTCCTTCCATTCCCGGCGGAGCCTTCTCTACTAGAGATTTTACATTCCGGGCGCAAACGACTAGTTTTCCCGGAGTGGGGTCTGAGGAATTCAAGATTGAGGCCCACGGCTTGTCCTTCCAGTACCCGGGAAGGCGTGTTTGGGAAATGACATTAGAAGTAACCATTTTTGAAACGCGTGACGCCATAGGTAGGCGGCTAATCGAGCAATGGATTGACTTCCAAAGAGACGTTAAGACTAATTCGGGTAATCTTAGTTCAGCTTACGCAGTTGAGGCGCAGCTAAGTCTGTACGATGCTCCGGGCAAGATAACTCAGACATTGGCTTTAGAGCGTTTCTTTCCCTTGAAGCTTAACTCGCCCAGCCTTGACAACTCCTCGGCGGCCTTGCAATATTCGGTTACCTTTAGTTACGACAGATCTAGATCTCTTGTTGTTGAAGAGTAAGTTAATCTTTTTTTAAATAAACCCATATCATGAAACAAATCCAAACTATACTGACCAGACTTAACGCTAACACAGAAACCGCAGCTACGCCTAAAGAGGCTTTAGCCTTTATAAAGGGATTAGCCCTGAAGCATTTGGCAGATTTTAAGCCTAAAATTGCGTTATCAGGTCCGACCAGCGTATCGTGTGAATTTAAAGTGCCTAAGATTGGAGATCACATCTTTTATCTGGAGCTTATCGACGACGGAGATATTGTTATCGACGAAACAGAGGATATAGATCTTGATTACCCGGGTCCTGATATCGATATAATGGATATGCTCCTAACAGGCAAACGCGGTCTTAGGAACCTTGACGCTTTACAAAAAGAATTTGAAGCCCATGAGGACAAGCTAAAGGAATTTATAGCCTCCAGTAAGGCTTATAAGAAAGGTCTTCTTAATTTCTTTCTTGCGATTAACAAAGGTTAACCTGTTAAAGGTAAGGGCAGTGCAAGGCTGCCCTTCCCTAGTATAGTGTACCCAGCCGAACCCCCATATCTGCGCGGGTTGTGCGCTTTTGTTGTAGAAACAAACTCCCAAAATAATGTGAAAAACAGGTAATTTTA